AGGCCGTAGTGCTTCGGGTACTTTGCTTGATTGGTCTGCCGGTCCTCCTTTCCAGTTTCAGGATTTAACATTTAATCAATTCAATACTCAATTATATCAGAATTTTGATCCAACAGCGAACGCCGGGGTAGCATTTGCAACACCGGACACAGCTCCAATAAGTGAAATATCAATTGACATTGGTAAAAAGATGTATGAGATATTTGCAAAGATAGCGAGTGGTCACGGCCTTTGGGGAATTCCAACAGCAACCGGAAGATTAGAATATAAAAAGATCAGTTCATATATGTCAGCAGTTGCACAACTTGAAGAGGGAAGCGGTCCTGTTCGATCTGTTACAACTACTCATGATATAACTAAACGATTTCAAAGATATATGGTTATCGGTGCATATGAGGGAGATCCAGAAGCAGAAGCAGAAACAAGAGATCCCGAAGTATTTGGACTTGCTAAACGTGGCCGGCTAATTACTGAGCTTTCACAACAGACAACCGATATTGATGAAGCTGCTAAATTTTCCCGGTCAAAATCTCTAATTGATTCCTATTCTGCAAACTTAGAAGTTGAAGGATGGAGATATAACGGCGCACTATGGCAACCCGGAACAATTATATCTTTAAAAGCTCCAGGCGCTTATATATTAAACTCTGCTAGATTGATGATAAGAAGGGTAACTTTTCAGATAGATGAAGCAGGTGGACAAGTTACAGGGCTAGAATTAACAGTTCCAGAAGCATTTGATAATACAGAATTGAGGGCGTTACCATGGGTAGAATGAGCAAGATAAAAGAGCTTTACTATAAAGTTAAAGGTTCAGCACCGGGAAAGGCTATTGTTTTAAAAACAAGATCGGCAGGCGGACAGGAGCGAGAGACAGAACATTATCAATTACATGGTATTGCAAGCGGTGCAACTCCCGATGCTGTAGGTATTGAAGTTTCAACAGGAACAGCCGGACGAGTAATTATTGCAACTCAAAACTATAATCTTGAAGTTGAGGTTACAGCCGGAGCAACAAAGATTTATTCAACAACGGCAGACGGTAAAACATTAAAAAGTTTAATCGAATTGGATGTTGACGGAAATATAAATCTAAATGGGGATGGTGATTTTGCGGTAGCTTTTAATGATTTAAAGAGTGGATTTGATACATTGAAATCAGACTTTAATGCTTTCCTTGTTCATGTTCACGGAGCAAGCGGAACGCCGCCAGTACCACCGGCAATTCCGTCAACTGCAAGTATAGACGCGTCAAAAGTGCAAAGTGTGAGGTTACCTTAATGAAAGATATATATCTAAAACCTAGGGAAATAGGACAAGACATTTTATTGATAAACGGATTGCCACAATTAACCGGTGGACTGGATAACATGGTCTATATTTTATTGATAACCGGCTCATGGTGGGGCAACAATACAGTTAATACGATAAGTCAATTAACTTCATTGATTCCTCAAATAATGAACACACAACCAGTCACGAATAAAACACGGCTTGATATTATCTCAGAAGCACAAAGAGTTTTACAAGTTATGGTGACTGAAGGAATAGCCGATTCAATCGAAGTTGATGCAGAAATTCCAAACAGGGGAACTATTTATCTCTCGGTTAAAGTGAATGAGCCGGAAGAAATAGCCGGACAGGATTTTATATACGCTCTGAATTGGGATGAGCAAAGAATAACAATTGCGGAGGGTTTATGGTAACAATACCAACAATAGCAGAAATAAAAGCAGATATTTTAGCAGATATTGAAAGCTCAGATACTACAAGTAGTTTATTACCGGTTTCAGTATGGGATATACTAGCCACTGCAATGGCCGGCGCTCAGTATCTTTTATACAAGATGGGCTTATGGCTTTACAATCAGATATTCACATTGACTATGGATGAAGACGCATTGACTAACAGGGCGGCAGAGTTTGGAATAGTTCAAACACCGGCTGTAATTTGGCAAGGTACAGGAACGGCAACCGGAACAGATGGAACAATTATAGCAGCCGGTAAAATATGCACAATCGATTCACTTGCTTATGAAGTTACAGCACCTGCCACTATTTCAGGTGGTTCTATTGCTGTAACACTGCAAAGCCTTGAAGCCGGTGACATTGTAAACCGAAACAACCTGGATGAATTAACTTGGTCAACGCCACAAATAGGATTGGATTCAATATGTACAATAGCAAGTACAACTCAGACCGGAGAAGATGAGGAAAGTTTTACAGATTTTAAAACAAGAATATTAAACAGACAGAGAAATAAACCACAAGGTGGAGCAATTCCGGACTTTAACCAATGGGCAACAGAGGTTGCTGGAATAGCCGAAAATTTCACATTCAGACCGGCACCTGGATTTGTTAATTGTTTCCCATTAACTGATGACGACGATCCAGCAAATAGAATACCATCAGGTGCAAAACTGACAGAGGTTGCAGATTATATAAATGATGATACTCGTTATCCATTTGGAAGACCTGCAATAGTGATTGCATTTACTGAATTAAACTTTGATGTAGATTTCACAAACCTAACACCTGATAATGCAACAGTCAGAGCATCAATTGAAACAGCAACAGAGAATTATATTTATGCAAGACGGCCACAACAGTTCGAGGATGAACCGAACCCTATAAACTTAATATCAGCCGGTGAAATTACAGCGGAAGCCGTAGCAGCCGGAGCAATCAATATTACAGTAACTTTAAAGAATGCCGGAGGTGGTGATATCACAGACACAGGATATGAGCTTGATGATTCTGAGCTTTCAGTACCAAGGACGCTTTCATGGGTATAATGGAGAAATCTTTAAAAGGTTTATTTCCTCCTGATTGGAATTTGATTGATGATTTAAAAGCAGTTATTGAATCATTAAGCCTATCATTTGAGAGAATGAGAGTCTTTTTAAATGGTGTTTTAGATGAGAGTAATCCATCGACAGCGGTTGAAACTTTGGAAGAATGGTTTAATCAAGAGGGTATAATCTACGATTCAACACAATCAACCGCAAGACTACAGGAATTAGCAAATCAATCTTATTCAAATGCCGGTGGGCAAGATCCTGATTATCTGAATACACAATTACAAAAAGCCTTTCCAGATGTTCAACTTCAAGAGGTTTTCATTGCACCGGAATTTCAAGCAGGATTTGGAATGGCCGGTTTAATGATGGCATCAAGCTATCCATCATGGTTGACACCAACTCCGACCGATGGAAGCTATCCAAACTTTTATTTTCAGGTAGTAGGAGAAGTTGATGAAGTTTCAGACTTAAATAGAATAACAAACCTTTTAGATAAAATTATGCCTGTTCCGTACGAGCCGGTATTTTCAGTAACAATTAGAAACTTAACACCTTCAGCAATGGCAGGGTTAGGGATGAGCGGCTTAATGATGGCCGGAAGGGAGAACTAAATGAGGAAAATAGCAGGACCGGGAGCAGTTGGAAACGTATTTACAGATTATGACGCAATACTAAATCCAAATGGAACAGTTTATACTGCCGATTACGGAAACGATGTACAGAATGAATTGATACTAATTCAGGAAAACGCAGGAATTGCAGAAGCGGCCGGAACAAATGGATATATTTTGGCAGCACTTACAAAGCAAATACAGGATTGGGGAAAACCGATCGGTGAAATGTATTATCTTGACAGCTTAAAAACGGCGGCGGCATTTGATAAAGATAATCTTGATACATATTTTAACGGTATTTGTCTTGATGCAATCGATATTTATGAAGATATAGCCGTTGCAAACTGGGCTGATTTTGTACCGCACTTAAGAGCAAAAGGATTGACTTACAATGAGGGTATAAGCGGAGAAAAAGCCGCATTTGATGTAACCGATTGGGATATAACATCAAATGTGGCTACATTGACATTTGCCAACACAACAGCGGAAATAGCTATATTGACTGCATTGCTTGAAGATAATTTAGTTCATGGTGGTTATACTAATTGGCGATCAATAACACTTGCAGGAGCAATCGGTGATATTACAGCCGGAGAATATGCAATCACAGCAGTTGACGCAACTTTAAGGACTATTAAGTTTGCATTTTCAGCTTCAAATAACTCAGGGAGTGGAGCATTTACAACAAACTTTTATACAAATAGAGTCCCTGGAAGTACTACAACAGCAAGAGTATATGAGGCAACAGCAAGAACTTTAGTTTCTGCCAATGATGATGATGGTGAAAATATCAACGGGCTGAGACGTAGAGATAGGTTTCAAGGTTTCTGGATTTCTCCTGCCGATGACCCCACAAAGCACATTGTTGTATTGACTCCGAATGTTGTCACTCAGCCAGGAGCTGTAAACGCGGCACACGCGAATATAGATTTCGCCAACACTGGGGCGGGGCTTGACGGATCGGCAGGTGTTCCATCTGATGACGGAGTCAACGGAACACCGCGCACTGGAAAAACAACAGATCCACGATCAGCAGTAGGACATTTATATATTCACGGACGTTCATACGAATAAGGAGAAATTATGACAATACAGATTTTAAAAGGCGAAACGGTAATTAGAGAAATTGAGGATGATAGTGAAACATTGCTATCCAGAGCAAAACTTGACGCTGAAATTATGACAAGAGATTTAACCGGGGAATTTTCAGCAAGGGAGAAACCTGATGAAGTTATTCCTGAGTAGTCTACTTTTAATAGTTCTATTCTCTTGTGATACACCTATTAATTTGATCGATGAGACAGGTATAGAGGACAACTTTATACCGGTCGTAACAATCAATCAGGATTCACAAACGATTGCAAACGGAGCCAATTTGACGCTCTCTGTTGACATTGATGATCAGGATGATTTCTATCACTACTATGTTTGGACTGTAGACGGTCAAATTGTATCTGATGAAGATGAATATATCTTCTCTCGTACTCCAGAAGTTGACACCGATTATCTAATTTCGGTTACGATTACAGACGGTAAAGGACTTGCAACCGATTCAATTATAGTCACGGTTTTAAATCCACCGTGGACACCTGAACCGTTGCACATATATTTCTTTGAAGTCGGAACTCAAACAGAAGAGGATTCATGGATTCAGGAATATATTGCAGTTGACAATACACAGTATCAAAGCTTTTTATCATCAACAGCAATGGCATTGCAAACATACAACCGTGATAATGATCCAGATTGTTATCGTGTTTTAGGGGGTACAGAATGAGCACATTCCTATTGATAATTAAAATACTACCGTGGGCTTTGTCTCTAGGTGGTGGTATATATGGCTTTTTTACCCACAAAAGAACTAAGTTTTTTAAAGACAAATACGATCAGCATTTAAAAACAATTCAGGACTTAAAAGGAATTGTACTTGATCAGGGTGAAGACATCGAAAAGAAAAGCAAGATCATAGATGAAATGTTAATAATTCAAAAGAAATATGAAAAGAAAAAGGGCAAAATAACCGGCGCGAGAAGTGCCACAAAAATAATGGAGGAATTAAACAATGGCTAGTTTTGTAAAATTTTATGCTTTCGCAGGTGATTTAATGCAAGGGGTTCACGATCTACA